TGGCGAGGCGAAACCACTGGCGCGCCGGCGACGTTGCGCCCGACATCATGCCTGCACCAAGGATGCGAAGTGCGCGGGTGCCCGTGGAGTCGTAGATGTTGTTGTGACGGCGGTATCCGCGGTCACGATCCTGGCGGAAGTAGCGTCCGTTGCGCGGGAGGATGTAGGACGTAAGTTCCTGCCAGTGCGCGAACCACGACGCACGCTCGCTCTTGAGCTGGCCCCACCGGGTGAACAGTCGATCCCGCGTGGGAGCGCCAGGATACGACGAGTTGTCTCCGGTGTACTCGCTCATTTAGCCCCCAAGGAGCGACGTGCGCCCCAGCTGAAGTTCCTGCGTGTTGACGCCCATCGGCCCGGTGAGCATGGTGCTCGAGGGACCGCCACCCATCTCGGCGGCGGCGCGGCCCATGATGTCGGCAACGGCTGGTTCGGCGCGGTTGGCGGCGGCCATCGACTGCTGACTGCGGCGCTGCTGGGTGCGCGCTGCGGCTGCGGCGGCGTCCTGCGCCTTCTTTTGCTGGCTCATCGCCTGCCGCTGCATGGACGCGCCACGCTCGCCGGCAGCGATGCTGTAGCCCGTTCCTGCCGCTGCTGTGCCGGCGGCAGTGGCTGCCAGGCCAGCCGCGAGTGCGTTCGTTGCGCCTGCGCCGAGTGCGGTGCCGAGCGCGGTCAGTCCGCTGACAACGAAATGTCGCTCGCGGCGTGAGGAGAGGTCGTGGATTCGTCGGATGCTGCGGTTGAACATTGGATGACCTTCATAAAAGTGCGTTCGCTCACCTCGTAGCCGAGCCTTTGGAGGATCGACCCTGCCGGACTGCCGGCTTCGAGGACGATGTCGGACATGCAGGCGACTTGCGCCCCTTGTTCTTTCGCCCACCGTTCAAACTCGAGCAGCATGCGGATGCCTTCCGGGCGGTTGCGGAAGTCGGGTTGCATCCACCAGACGTGTTCGAGCGCGATGCGCGAGCCGGGGTTGAACCAGCACGGGACGATGGACGCAGCCATAAACCCGCGAATGCGGCCATCAATCTCTGCCACCCAGACGCGGCCCACCGAAGCAAGCTGGATGATGGCTGCGCGTGCGTCATCGCTATACATGGGCAGCACGTTCGCATACTTCGTGCCTGACATGAACTCCATGCCCATGTCAACAATGGCCTCGATGTCCTGCTCGTTCGCTTGCCTGACCATGACTGTAGACCTCCGTCTAACGGTTACGGGTACTCACCTGTTCATACGGGTCGTAGTCGGTCGGCCGCGTGTCGATCTTCTCGCGGATCTCGCGTGGCAGCATCTTCGATACCGGGTACGCGAACGTCAGGCACAACGCGTCGGCCATGTCCGGGCTTCCGCCGCCCTGGAGTCGCTTCTTGATTTCGTCCTTCGACTCGAGCACGCGCTTGCCGGCAGCGTCGTACCAGTAGATCGGCGTGCTGATTTCCTGCTTGAGCGTGATGTCATTCGGGATTGAGCCACCAGCCTGTATCCATTCGCGTATGGCCCACCACATCTCGGTGCGCTTGTTGAAGAACAGGTTGGCGTAGGTGGCCTTGCCGCCGAACGCGACCTCGGTCACGTCGTATCCGAGCTGCCGCAGGCGGTCGATCACGCCCGCGCCTGCCCCGGCGTCGATGAACACGGCGTCGGGGTCGCGGTCCTCAATGACGTTGGCAACGGCCGCCGCCAGCGCCATGTTGTCGATGCCGTGGTGAACGATGGGCTTCTCCATGCGTAGCCCCTGGCGCAGGACAATCACGCTGCGGTCGTCGCCGAATCGGGCTGGGTCAACGCCGACGATGAGCGGCTGGTCGATGATGTCGCCGTCCTGGTACTGGCGCTGCGACGCGTTCTCGGCATCGGAGAGGCTGATGAGCTGGTCGTCGCCAGCCGCGCTGAAGTCGCACAGGTACTCGCGTGCGAACGCCGCCTCGGGCATGTCGCGCTCTAGGCGCTTCACTTCATCGGGCGCGAGCGCGTCGGTGTCGTACACCGTGTACTTCGCCGCATACCAATCCTCGAGGGAACCGCTTGCTGCGCGGTAGTACAGCTCGCTGAACATGTTGATTCCGGCGGGCGTGCCGATGAACAGCGCCCAGCCGCGGCGGTCGGAGAGCGCCGGCTGGATGATGGCCTCCCATACCTCGGGCTTGATCTGCGCGACCTCGTCGATGACGCAGCCGTCCAGGCGCACGCCACGCAGGGCGTCGGGGTTGTCGCCGCCGAACAGGCGGATCGTGGCTTTGTTGTGCTTGAACGTGACGGCGAGGTCGGCCTCGTTCACGTCCACGGTCCCGGTGCGGATGAACGGGTCAATCCTCTGCTTCAATCGCGCCCAGGCGATGGCCTTGGCCTGCTTCAGGAATGGCGCGACGTATACGAAGAACCCGAGATCCGACGTGCATTTGACTGCCCGGTGGAGCAGTTCCATGAGGGCGAGTTCGGTCTTGCCAGCGCGTCGATGCAGGGCGAGGACGGTGAACCGCCGACGCTCGAGGTGGCACCGCCGCTGCCATTCACGCGGCTCGTAGCCGAGGCGGATGGTCTTACGCATCGGGGACGCCCGTGATGACGTTTAGGCTGATGCCACCGCCATGCTCGAGCTGCTGCCTGTCGCCGTACTTCTTGGGGTTCCACTTGGCAAGGAGCTTCAGGCGCGTCTCGACCTGGAGCCTGCGCCACGCAACCTCGGTCTGGTCGAGTGGTTGCGTATCGGCAAGGGTCACGCACTGGTCGGCGATCACGTCGTGGCCGTCCTCGCGTGCGCGTGCGATGCGTGCGGAGAAATCCTCGTCCTTATCCATCCAATCGTAGATGGTGCGCCACTCCGGGTTTCCTTCGATCCTGCACCACTCGCGCAGGGGCCGGCCTTCGGAAATCCACTTGATGAGCGATTCAGCCTCCATCTGCGGCACGGGCATCTTGCCCGCCGGCCGTCCCACTCTTCGCTTGACGAGGGCGTTTCCAGTCGGCTGGGAGACAGGCGCGCCGCTGATATCGGCAGATCTTGCTGACAGTGGTCCAGCGGAGTCCGAGGTGTTTGGCGATGCGACGATATCCCCAGCGGTGTTCTTCGTGGAGTTCGCGGATCTCTTGGACGATGGCCTCTGGGATCGTGGCATTGTGGTGTGTTTCCCCCACGCGGCGGCCGTTCTCGCCGTAGGCCGCGAGCTTTCTCACTTGCGCTTCTTGCCCTTTGCCTTCACGTCTGCGCGGTTGAACTTCTTTGCGACCGACATGGGGACTCCCACCTTCTTTGCGAAGCTTTGGGAGTGTGCTGCTGCGGCCATGAGGCGGCGCTGCGCCGGCGACTTGCTTGGCATTACGTGGCTTCCTTGGCGGTAAGGGTGATCCGTAGTCCTGCTGCATCTGCAAGCGTGATAGCGGAATCGAAGGTGGCGGTGCGCTTCCCGATGACGGGCGCGGTGGACAGCAAGCACATCACGGTATGCGCTCGAAGCTTGCCCTGCTGCTCGAGGTCGCGTGCGACCTGGCTGCGGGTTCGGCCCTGTGCGACGACAGCCGTGGTCACGGCTGCCTTGAAATCGTCATACGAACTGATATCCATTTCCCAAAGTATATCAGGGTTTGCACAGAGGCTCGCCAAAATCTTCGGAGGTTGCCGCCCAGATGAGACGCGGCGTGCCTGGGCCGAGTTCGTTGGTTTCGATGTTGTCGGTGACGAAGGTGCGTGCTTCGCCGATGGACATTTCGTGCTCGTCGCGCAGGCGTGCCGCGATCATGTCTGCGGAATATACGGCGACGGGTATTCCTGACCGTTCAGTGGACTTTGGGTACATGATCCCAAGTAAACAATCTTCCATGTTGGCGAGCAGAATGGGATGTCGCCGCCGTCGCATGGCGGCAGTTTACCGTGTTGTGCTACGTTCTCTGCGGGTTCTTGCGGCAGTATTCGATGGCGACCGCCAGCACGCGGTGCGTGTCGGGGCTGATGCCGAGGCGCTCCTTCGCTGCATCAATCTCCGCAGCGGTTGCGGTCTTTAGCACCTCCTTCGCCCAAGCGTCCCAATCCGCGTACTCCTGCGCGGTCGGGCCTTGCACGGCGCTAGCGTTCCTGCGCGTAATCTCTACCTCCGAGCGGCCGGCGATTTCCGCCGCCGCTGGCGTGATAGCGCAGTACGCCTTGTGGATGGCCGAGATGTCCGGTCGGGCATCGCGCTTCAGGCGGTGCTGCTCGATGCAGTCCCGCAGCTTGTCCTGGTGCAGCGAACCCCACGTGCGGTTCAGGATCGAAGCCTCCTCCGGGGACGGCTTCCACTTCGGCCACAACTTCGCCATCAGGATCTTGTTTTCATTCCAGGTGAACGTTTCCATGTCAGTCTCCTTGCTCAAAACGGAACCCAGTTCGGGTCTTGAATTTCATCCCTGCGCCGCTTCCCTCGCCGCCCCCCTTTTGAAAGGGGGGCTTTAGGGGGATTGATATCTGTGGTTGTGGTTGTGGTTGTGGTTACGTCGCGGTCAGCGGTGCGCTCACCGTGACGGTCAGCGATACGGTCACCGTCCTGTCGCTTCCTATTGGTGGCTGCCGCCGCATCTTGGCGCGCCTTGCGGATGGTGTCGGTGCGTTCGCGTTCCCGCTCCATGCGCGGATGTACCCACCTTTGCTCACGCTCACCGTGACGGTCACCGTCGCGGTCACCGTCTGCGAGCGTTAGACGGGCGCAAATGGCAGTCCACCCGGCATCGGTCAGTCCGCCGGCAATGCGGTTGATGGCATCGCGGTCATTGGGAATGCCGCCGTTCATCCAGGCAAACGACAGCAGGCGGATGTAGCCGCCCACCCAATCAGGAGGCCACGCCGCCGTACTTGCGTAGAAGTCGGAGGCGTAGAAAGGGAACCAAGGCGTAGACATGGGAACTCCCATAGGACCGGGGCGAGGCGGGGAGCGGCTGGCGGGCTTGACCCGCCCCGCCCACGGTTTTCGAAATGTTGAGCAGCGCCAGCCGCTCTCGCCACCCACATCGGGTTGCGTTGAAACGGAGTATACACTATCATGCCCTCGTCGGGCGATGGTTTTTGCGATAGTCTGCGCGTGCAGCCTATGCCCGACAATTTAGCCCCCGGAAG